CGAGATCATGCCGGATGAGCCGTGCAGCTGCTGCGGTGCAGCCCGGTGGGCGGCGGCGTGATGGTCAGGCCGGTTCCGCTGCCGGCGGCGCCGGTGGGATCGACGTGATTTTCGCTACGGCTGGGTCAAGGGTTGCTGCGGTTGTTTTGGCTGCTGCGACGGCGGCGTTCAGCGCCGTGGTGTCCACACTTTGGCTGAGCGACGCGATCTCCGCTTCGATCGCGGTGAAATCGGTGTCCAGCTGCGCGACCGCGTTCTGAATGTCGGTGGCGATGGTTGTCAGCTCGGTGGTGGCGGCAGCGATGTCGTCCTGCTGGGTCATGACCTTGTTTACCTTGCCTGTGAGGGTGGTCAGGGACGCCTGCGTGGCCGTGAGCATCGAGATGATTTTGTCGATCGACGCTTGGCTGACGAAAGGCACAGGGTCACTGTAACCCGTTAGGATCAGCGGATGTGAGGAACTCTGCTGCTGGTCTGCTGGAGTGGCTGGGCTGGCGGGAGGTGCCGCTGGAACGGGTCTGCGCGGCCGACGGGTGTTTCCGGCCGAACCGGCGCCGGTTCGAAGCTGTGCTCCGCGACGACGACCGGACCATCACGTACCGGTTCTGCTCGGCGCGGCATATGCGCGGCTGGCATGACCGTTACTTCTGGTTCGCCGGCTGACCGTTACAGGAACACGACCCGTTCGAGGTCACCGTCAGCGGTCGCGCGGATCTTCACTTCGCCGCCAAGGCTGAGCGCTTCTTCGATCGCTGCGTTCCGGATCAGAGCCTGGTTAACGATCTCCGTTTTGGTGAGACCTGTGACCGTGACCACGGTTTCGAGTGCCTCGGCGGCCCGCCGTGACAAGGTGGCGGCGATTTTCACCCCAGCGGCGGGACGGGTGTCCGGCCAGCCGTCAGCAGCGGCTACCGCGATAACAGCGTCCCCGATCTCACTCATGGGCTGATCGTACCGGCGGTTTACGCCACGCGCCGTGGATCGGCCACAGATCCGGCCGGGTCAGCGGTTCCCAGTTCGCCACGGCTTGCGGACATGCCATGTTGTACGGGAAATAGTTGCTGTTCACGCTGATCAGCACCGAACCGGGCATCATCGCCGCCTGGATTTTCCGTTCCAAAGGCTCCTCATCTTCGCGGCGCCGGAACGGATGGTTCACGAACACGATCCCGAAATCGCCGTAACCGCTGTACCGGGCTGCGTCGGTCATGTAGGCGTTGACCCGCAGCCGCCGCGCAGCGGCAACATAGCCGGGGATCCGGTCGATGCCTTCCACATACAGGCCGTGGGCCCGTTGCGCGTACGCAGCTTTGGTCCCGATCCCGCAGCCGACCTCGAGCAGGCTGTACGGCACGAACCCGGTACCGTCGTCGAGGTAGCGGCTGGTGTCGGTGATGGCTTCCACCGCCGCGGCCAGCAGATCCGCGAACCTGGCCAGGTCGTAGAACACGCACGGCCAGTGCAGCCCGTCGGTGAAGTCGGCAGGATCTGACCAGTCCGCCTCTCTGGCTTCGAGTTCGGTGAGGATCTGCTGGCGGTTCGCGGCGGCGGTCATGTCATTGCCGCTGGAAGTTGCTGTCGCCGACGTGGCTCCAGCCCTTGGTCTGCCCGTTCCACGCCGAACTGTCGCAGCCGGTGCCGTGCCCGGATCCGGAGTTGCCGCCGGATCCGCCCGCGTTGCTGTGCCCGCCTGGGGTCAGGTCATCCATTTCGTGGTCCTCCATCGGGGTGGTGCCGACGAGTCGGCTGGGTAAAGGTTGTGGACTTCACCGTAGCGGCTCAGGTGGCGGCGTAGGCGTCCATCGCGGCGGATCCGCAGGTTCCGGCCACATGCGGGGCAGCGGCCCCGGCTGTACAGTCTCACACTCGGCCGTGTGCGGGGATGAGCGCACAACCTGCGTACCAGGCGTCCTCACACATGATGAGACCCTTCCAGCATTCCTCGGTCAGGCACGCCTCGCACACCGTCACCATGTCAGCGGGGTTGTCGATCTCGAGCGGCGAAGTATTCGGTGAGAGCCTCGACGAGGATGTCGTTTTGTGAGACACGTGGTCCTCTTTCGTAGGTTTCGCGGCGCAGCCGGTCGTGGAGAGATGTTGTGAGCCGCATCCCGGCGAAGTATTCGGTGAGAGCCTCGACGAGGATGTCGTTTTGTGAGACACGTGGTCCTCTTTCGTAGGTTTCGCGGCGCAGCCGGTCGTGGAGAGATGTTGTGAGCCGCATCCCGCCGATACGGGTCGACTGTTCAGGCTGACGCTCGGATGCGTCATCGTCAACTGCCATGGCGCCACGGTACAGATGTGCGGCGGTGGCCGCCAGGTGCCAGCGACCGTTTAGGGAGTCCCGCCTCCACTGGCTGAGGGGAGGCGGTTACCTTCGCTCTCGACGACCGGATGATGTCCCGGTTGCCTGTGGCAGGGCAGCCGTGGCCGCCGCCTGAGTTCAACCCGATCACGTACGCCATGCGGATATGGGACGCGTGGTTCAGCGGTGATCCGCAGCGGCTATCGTGGGTGCATTACAATCTTGGGGCGAATAGCCCGGTCGGCCGTAGCTACTTCGCGACCACCGGCGAACCCGGGCTCCCGATCCCCCGCCCTGGCCAGTTCAGGGGAGGTCTGCTCGGCAGCATCACCCGCACATTCTGGGGACAGCCAGTCCCTCCGGGGGAAAAGCGGCAAAAGTACCACGTACCGCTGGCCGGTGATATCGCGCAAACATCCTCTGATCTGCTGTTCAGCAAAGCGCCGGTGGTGAAATCGGGGAACCCTGGGAATCAGGACGCGTTTACCCGGCTGATGGAAGACGGGATGCACGCCACCCTTGAAGAAGCGGGGGAGCTGTGTTCCGCGCTCGGTGGGGTATTCCTGCGGACGGTGTGGGATTCGGATCTGTCGGACTACCCGTGGATCGACGTGGTGCCCGCTGACGCGGCGGTGCCGCATTTTTCGTACAACAAGCTGGTCGCTGTGACGTTCTGGCGGGTGCTGTATGACAGCGGCCCTGAAGTGGTGCGGCATCTTGAGACCCACATCCCGAGCCAGAACGCGATCCAGCATTCCCTGTACGCGGGTGACCAGTCGGATCTTGGCCGGATTCTGCCGTTGACTGATTTCCCGGAGACGGCGCAGTTCGCGCAGTATGTAACGGAGGGGAACACGATCGTGTTCCCTGATCAGCCGCTGGACGCGTCGACGGTGGTGTACATCCCGAATCAGCGGCCGAACCGGATCTGGCGGGACCTGGGGCCGCAGGCGCAGCCGCTTGGCCGCAGCGACTACTCCGGTGTCGAAGTGCTGATGGACGCGCTCGACGAAGACTTCAGCTCGTGGCAGCGGGACATCATTTTGGCGAAGTCGCGGCTGATCGTGCCGCAGCAGTATCTGGACAACATCGGCCGGGGTAAGGGCGCGGTGTTCGACCCGGACCGTGAGGTGTATTCGCCGATCAACATGCTCACCACGGGGGGCGGTACGTCGGACATCCTGGTGAACCAGTTCAAGATCCGGTTTCAGGAGCATCAGGCGACCTGCGGGTGGCTGATCAACCAGATTGTCCGGGGTGCGGGGTATTCGGGTCAGACGTTCGGTGAGTACGACCCGACGGGGGCGCTGACCGCGACTGAGGTGCAGGCCAGGGAACGCCGATCGTTGATCACCAGGGAGAAGAAGGTGCTGTACTGGCGTCCGGCGTTGCGGGACATCATGTACGGGCTGCTGACGATTCAGGCGGAAATTTTCGGCGACAAGACGATCACGCCGCAGCGGCCGGATATCACGTTTGTGGAGCCGTTGCCGCCGGATGAGCTGGTGCTGGCGCAGACAGCGCAGGCGGTGGCGACAGCGGACGCGGCGTCGAAAGAAACGCTGGTCCGGATCCTGCATCCGGATTGGACTCCGGAACAGGTGGATCAGGAAGTGCGGCAGATCTTCGCTGAGCTGGGTACGTCGCTGATCGGCAGGGCGCGGATCACGTTGCCTGCCGGGTCTGGTGGGGTGGGGCCGGATGGTTCGCCGTTGCCGCCGCCCACGTTGACCGAAGACATCGAGCAGCTGGCTGCTGCTGTGCCGGTGCCGCCGGGGACGGGTGTTCCGCCGGGCGGCAGCGAAGACGTGGAAGAGTGACACGGCCTGGGCCGTGTGGGAACAGCTGTTTTTGACCGTGCCTATTCAGTGGGAGCGGGTGCCGTGGCCGGATCACCGAAGCTGACGCAGAAGAAAGGCCGCCGTCTCGCGGGCGGTAAGCCGATCCCGAAGAGCAAGTTCGCCCTGCCGGGCGGGGGTCCGGGTGGCCGGGACGCGTATCCGATCGATACGGCTGGGCGGGCGCAGAACGCGCTGGGTAAGTCGAAGCGGTTCGCGTCGCCTGCGCAGCAGGCGAAGATCCGGGCTGCGGTGAAACGCGCCTACCCCGGTATGGAGGTCGCCGGGAGCAAGCCGGCGGGGAAGAAACCGGCGGGGAAGAAGGCGCCGTTCGGCGGGAAGCAAGCGCCGCCGTTCGGGAAGAAGAAGTCATGACGACCCCGATGCCGTCGGCGTCGTCGCCGGCGACGATCAGCCAGATTTACAGCGCGGTCGCTGCTGCTGCGGCGCAGCCGTCGCAGAGCTCGGCGCTGGCGACGGCGGTCGCGGAGACGGTCCCGGCGTGGGGCTGCGCGACCACGTTCACCCCCACTACTGCGATCGCGTACATCTATTCGGTGCGGCTCGACATCGGCACTGTGGTCGGGCATGTCGGGTATCTGACCTATACGACGGCGGGTACCACGATGGCGAACCAGTGGATGTGCCTAGCCGATTCGCAGGGCACAGTGCGGGCGGTCACGGCGGATCAGGGGACGGCGGCGATCCCGGCGTCCACCTGGGCGAGTTTCGCGGTCGGCACCGCGTATACGGCGGCGTACACGGGTCAGTATTACCTCGGCCTGATGATCAAAGCGACGACGTTGCCGACGCTGGTTGCCGCTGCGTCGCCGCAGGCGACGTTTGTCACCGGCACATCGGTTCCAGGGTCGCTGCTCGGCGGCGCGTCGTCGACAGCGCAGGCGTCGCCGCCGGCGCTTGGGTCGGCGCTGATCGCGCCGACCGCTGTGACCGCCATCCCGTATCTGTTCGCGGCACCCTAACCCGTTGAGGAGTATCCGATGAGCATGCCATCCGGCCCGAAGCACGTCATGGCTGGGGCGCACGAGTCGCTGAACCACGGCCACGGCGAGTTCAACCAGGCCCCCGGCGACGCAACCGGGAAGATCACTGAGCATTTCACTGGCGCTGGCCGGTTCCCCGGCGGCGGCGCGGCCGGCGGCGCGACCCGCACTCCCGGCGACGAAGGTCACGCCGTCCGGATGTACCAGAACGACCACGACTGGGACGATGCGCCGATCGCGCCGAACATGCGCGGCCGAAGCGATGGCTGCTAAACGGCGCACACCGCGAGGCACCACCAGCAACACGGTTCCGTTGCCGTCGAAACGCAAACAGCGGATCATGTCTGGGGCTACGTCCGGCACGACGCCGCAGATGGCGCGGATGCAGCCGGACCGGCGGCAGCCGGACTACTACACCGGCGGTCCCGGCCCAAGGTCGAACCTGTCGCAAAGCATCCAGCGGCACTACGCCGGTAACGACGCGCGGATGACCGGTTCGCCGGGGTCGCAGGAAAACCTGACCGTTGAGGTGCTGCCGGTGGGCCGCAGGAAAGGCCGCCGCCGTAGGGTCCGGTCGGAGCAGCAGGCCCCGACGTCGGCGACACCGGGCGCGTATTCGGAAGGGACCGCGTGGGTGCCGTCGGGTGCCAGATATTGAACAGCCCGCACCCGAACAGTACCGGCCGCAGGGTGCGGGCTTGCAGGAGAGGATACCGTCGTGGCGCGCAAGGCGAAGCTGGTTAACAAAAACCCCGCCCGGGTGCCCGGCAGCAACCCTGGGAAACCGCCACGGAAAACGCCGAGCGCGACGGACGCGGAACCGTCGAAAGGCCGTAAACGCGCCGCCACTGCCGCGAAACCAGGTCTCGCTGAACCCGGCGCAACGAGCGGCGCTGCGGTGCCGATGAAAAAAGGCCCACAGGCGGCTAGGCGCCGCGCCACGGTTCGGCAGGCAGCTACAGGGAACGGCATCTTCGAATCCGCTGACGGGAGGAACGCTATTTTCACCCCGAAACCGAAAAAGCGGCGCAACGCAGCAACGGGGTACCGCCGTGCCAGTCATTGACCACGACGCCCGGGTCCGCGCCGACCTGCATGACCTGATCCGCGAAGCAGCGCTCGGCGACATCGGGTTCAACGTCGCGTGGGGATTCCTGCCCGCGCAGGTCGCAGGGCAGCCGGACCCGCTGATGGTCCCCGCGTGGCAGATCGAATTCACCTGCCGTAACCCGCTGATCGGGCAGCCGGACCTGTACTGCGCGGTGCTCCTCAAACCCGAACTCGTCGGCATAGCCGAAGGACCGTCCCGGGACACGCTGCGCCGTATCGTCGCCGACAGCATCGCCGATCTGCAGCAGCAGGAACAGAAAATCCGCGCGGACACGCTGGCGTCCGCCAACGGCAACAGGGGCCGCTGATTCCCGGCCTGGTGACGGGTCAGCGGCCCCGCAGCCACGGGGACATACGCGAAGATCTCGCCGTGGCGGCGGGGGTTTCGGTGCTGGGTGTCATGTCGGACGCCGAGAACCAGATCCTCGCCACCCTCGCAGCCGCGGTCCACGACATAGCGGCCGGGCGGAAAATCCGCAGCATGGTGCAGCGGCAGATGCGTGCGCATATGACCGAGGTGATGGACGCGGCCCATGCGCGGACCGGGCCGATCCTGTCCGGCATCGCCCGCGCGGTCCGAGCCAGCGCCGAACGGGTCATCCTCGCTGACCTGCCACCCGGTTTGGGGTCCCGCGCAGCAGCAGCGGTACACGGGGTTCCGCTGGCCAGGACGTGGCGGGCGTTGCCGCCGCTGCTGCGGACCGCAGGGTTCAACGTCATCGCCGCCGCCGACGACGAATTCACCGCCGCCTCTGCGCAGATCCGCGACATCCCGCCGCAGAACCGGCTACCGGCCGTGCAGCAGACCCTGAACGCGGCAGCGGAACCAGGTTTACCCGCGTTCACCGACGGCGCCCGGACGTGGCCGCTGCCGTCGTGGGCGCAGATGGCGGTCCGGACCGCCGCGTCGCGGCTGCACCTGAACCTGTACCTGCAGGCGATCGCGCCGCAAGGGTTCGACCTGGTGGTGGTGTACGGGCTGACCGGGATGCCGCCGTGCAGCAAATGCCGGCCGTGGCTCGGTGCGGTGCTGTCGATCAGCGGGAACGCGGCGGCAGGCGCGGCGGTGGCGGCGGTCACCGCCGACGGGATAAGCCACCAGGCGACCGTCGCCGGAACCGTCGATGGGGCGATCGCCGCTGGGTTGTTCCATCCGCAGTGCCGCCATGGCATGGTGCCGTTCACCGACGGCGCGTCGTTTCTGCCGATGACCGGCACAGCACCCGATCTCAATCCGCCGGACGGCAGCGATGAGCAGCGGTACGCGCTGGAACAGGAAATCCGGGCGGTGCAGCGGGCGATCCGCACCGGCCGCCGGATGGCCGCCGTCGCGGTCACCCCGAAAGCCCACGGGGACGCGCAGCGGAACCTGGCCCTGCTCGGGCGCCGGCTCGCATCGCTGACCGGTCACACGCCCCCAGGGTCAGCTTTCTAGGACCCGCGCCGCCGGGACGCGCCATCACCGGCGGTGGTTCCTGCGTAGCTTCGCCATTCCTGACCGCTGCACGCGCCCCAGGGGCGCGCCTATGATACCGCCCGCCTGGCGTGGGCCCGAGAACCCGATGGTCCCTGGAGGGCCTTCATGACCGACACCATCACGGAACCAGCGCCTGGCGCGCCGGAACCAGCAGCGCCACCGGCCACACCCGAACCAGCTCCGCAGCCTGCGCAGCCAGCGGAACCGGAACCGCAGCCGGAACCAGCTCACGCGGACAGCGTCGACGACCTTCCCCCGTGGGCGCAGAAACTGCTCCGCGACACCCGTAACGAGGCGGCGAAACACCGTACAACAGCGAAAGACCTCGAAACGAAGCTGTCCGCTTTCGAGCAGACCCACAAGCAGCAGCTTTCCGGGATCGCTAAAGCTCTCGGCCTGGAGCCGGACGAGGCGACCCCGGAGCAGATCGCTGCGGAACGGGATGCGGAGAAAGCCCGCGCCGACGAAGAACGGAGCCGGGCCCGGCAGGCGGCGGTGGAGCTGGCCACCTACCGCGCGGCTGCCACCCTCGGCGCGGACGGCAACGCGCTTCTGGATTCCCGCAGTTTCGTCCACGCGATCGAGGGGCTCGACCCGGGCGCGGACGATTTCGCGGAACAGGTCAAAGACGCCATCACCGCGGCGCTGGATACGCACCCGGAGTGGAAGGCAGCGCCGTCACCTACCCCTGAGCCGCCGCCGACAGCACCGCCGCCGCGGCCGGAACCGACGATCGCCCGGGCTAACGGCCAGTTCACCGGTGCGCCGCAGCAGCCCCGGCAGTGGACTGATGATGATGTGGCGCGGGCGTCGCCGCAGCAGGTGGTGGAGGCGATGCAGCAGGGTCTGTTGCATGAGCTTGGCGCCGGGCCGCGTGGCGGCCGGGACCGGCGAGTCAACGCGCGTTAATTTTCCGACGATTCGGTACGCACCACCGGGCGTGGTGGCCGGAGTAGTGCCATCCGTTCACCGATCCGTGCAAAACGGTCAAACGTTAGGTGGTGAGTACAATCAGCGTACTTGCATTCAAACCGGAAATATGGAGCAAAGTGATCTTGGCTGCGCTCCAGAAGAACCTTGTGTTCGGCGGCCCCGGTGTCGCCAACGCCGACTACGAAGGTGAAATCAGCGGACCCGGGAATGTGGTCCACATCACCCAGTTCGGCGACCCCACAATCAGCACATACACGCCCGGCGCGACGCTCACGTATCAGGCGCTGTCCGACGCCGGGCTGGACCTGAACATCGACCAGGCGAAATCGTTCAGTTTCTCCGTCGACGATGTGGACCGCCGGCAGGCTGCTGGGGACATGCAGTCGTACCTGGAAGAACGTGCTTCCTACAAGCTTGCCGACACCGCTGACCAGTACATCGCCGGTTTGTACACAGGCGTCTCAACGAGCAACATCATCTTGTCGGGTGGGACGTCGTCGCTCGCGGGCACAGCGAACGCGATCTTCCCCGGCACATACACGTCGAGCACCCCAGCGGACTTCTACCAGAAGATACTGCTGCCGCTCAAGGTGCTGCTCACCCAGTCGAACATCCCGATGGCGGGCCGCTATGTTGTGGTGCCGCCGTGGGCTGAGGCGCTGCTTGAGCAGACCCAGGCGTTCATCGCGATCACGGACATGCAGGGCCAGGCGTCGCAGGTGTTCCAGACCGGGATGATCGGCCGCTGCGCGGGGTTCGACATTTACGTGTCGAACAACGCTGTGCAGACGGTGGCGACCGGCACTGGTGTGGCGGGGAACAACGGCTACTGGATTGTGCAGGCTGGGCATCCGATGGCGCTGACGTACGCCGAGCAGATCGTGCAGACCGAAGCGTTGCGGCTGCAGACAACGTTCGCTGACGGTGTCCGTGGGCTGCATGTGTACGGGGCGAAGCTGGTCCGGCCGGACGCGATCGCCTGTGTTCAGGTCGGCCGCCCGGTAGGCATCTGATCCAGGTCCGCAGCGGCGGCGACTTTTTCTGAGGAGCGCAGATGGCACGTACGGCAGCGTCGGTGACGACACTTGTCCGGGACAGCAGCGTCGCTGTGTCCCCGACTGGTGGCACGGCGGCGACAGCGACAGGGCATTACATTCTGGGTGCTAGCACCGCGACCGGCGCGGCGGTGCTGGATGCCCGGAAGTTCATCATTTCGATCGGTGCGGCGTCGACGGCGGGGACGTTGACGGTCCGGGCCACAGGCAGCGGCTCGAACGTGGCGGGGGTGGCGCAGACCAGCCCATATCCGTCGAACGCGGTGTTCACCCAGGGGTCGGTCGGTGATCTGTCGGTGGTGTATTCGACGGCGGTGGCGACGATCGTTGGGCCGTTCACCAGCGACCGGTTCCTGCAAACCGACGGGAACATTTACCTCGACTGGGCGGGTGACCAGAGCGCGGTGTTCAACGTCTACGAGCTGCCGTTCGTGGTCGTCTAACCCGGTGCCTGAGCTGGAGCTGGTATGGATCCGGGGTGAATCCGGTGCGGTCATGCAGATGTCGTTGCCGCTGCACCCCGGCGTCTTGGACCGGCTGGAAAAGGGTGAGCTGATCCAGGTCGGCGGCCCCGGCGGGGATCCGGTCGAACCGGATGTCGACGACTCGGCCGCGCCTGCGGATATGCCGCCGTTGCCGAGAACAGCGGACCTGCGGCATGTGTGGGAAGAGTACGCGGTCGCGCAGGGCATGGACGCCGATGACGTGAGGAAGCTCACCAAGGCGCAGATCATCGACGCGATGAGTTACGACGACCGGGCTTCCATCGAGTGAAAGGGCCCGTTCGCGCAGAGGAGGTGATGCCTAAGTGAAGATCCTGTGGGTGAGCAACGCCCCGTGGGTCGGCACTTTACCGGCTACGGGCAGCAGACCGCGATCTGGGCGCCGAGGCTGCAGAAAATGGGCCACGAAGTAGCGGTCGCCGCGATCTGGGGGCTGCAGGGCGCCCGCACCGGGTGGAACGGGATCACCGTGTATCCGTGTGGGCTGCACCCGTTCTCATCCGATGTGATCGGTGGCCACGCGAAGCATTTCGGCGCTGATCTGACGTTCACCCTGCTGGACCCGTTCGCGCAGGATGTGGCGTTGCTGCGGGGGCAGAACCTGGCGATGTGGACGCCGGTGGACCGGGAACCGCTGGGCGAGCTTGACCAGGCGGCGTTGTCGGGGACCACCGCCAGGGTGATCGCGATGAGCCGGTTCGGGAAACGGGTCCTCGACAGCGGCGGCCACGGCGCCCTGTACTGCCCGCACGGCATCGACACCACTGTGTTCCGGCGGATGGGGAACCGGGCCGCGATCCGCCGGGCGCTCGGCCTCCCGCAGGACAAGTTCGTCATCGGGATCAACGCGTGTAACAAGGACACCAACCGTAAAGGGTTCCCGGAGCAGTTCGCCGCGTTCGCTGGGCTGCACGCGAAATACCCGGACACGATGCTGCTGTGCCACACCCTGTCATCGACGGTCAGCGGCGGCGACGATCTGCGGGCTTTGGCGG